GTACTACGATGACAGTGAAAGGTAAAGACACGGGTATAGAATACTATATCTCCAACACAGAGACAACGAATATAGTAATACCACAAGAACCAAAAACTGAAAAATCATCACAAGACAATGATGATATTCAACACCAAGGAAGCACTATTATTGATTTTACTGAAACTGATCCATTCTCGGAAGGCAATTACTAATGTTTGGAATAAATTCAAGTTATTATAATAAATCAATTAAGAAATTAGTAATATCTTTTGGTACTCTTTTTAATCAATTATATGTTGAAAGATATGATGAAAATGATCAAATCAACGAAAAAATAAGAGTTCCATTAACATATGGCCCAAAAGAGAAATTCTATAGAAGGTTAGTTTCCGATAGCGATATTACTAATACAACCCATGTTCAAATAACTTTGCCGATGATGGGATTTGATATCACATCAATGATGTATGATCCAACTCGTAGATTGAATAAATTGCAAACAGTATATTCTGAAACAAATAATACTCTGAAGAAGACCTGGACAGAAGTTCCTTATAATATAAATTTTGGTTTATATATTTTTTCTAGAAATATCGACGACAATCTACAAATTGTGGAACAGATATTACCAAACTTTACTCCAGAATTCAATATAAGTTTAAATTTAAATGAACTCAATACTAGAGTAACAGTTCCAATTATACTAAATGCTGTCAATACTACCGAAGATTATGAAGGTGATTTTCAGACAAGACGAAGCATTACTAGTGTTTTCGATTTTACTGCAAAAACATATCTATATGCCAAGATTAAAGAAGAATCACCAAGCACATTGATACAAGATATTGATGTAAATGTGTTTAGAGGTTTAACTGCTGGAAATGACACACTGATTGAAGACTTTGGCTATACAGGCAACTATGCAGCCAACACAATAACATGGAGATTATAATGTCGGAAGAAAAAATATCAGAAGCATTAAATATAGAATATGAACCTTCTGTTAAAGAAATAACAATAATAGATAAAAAAGAATTACAAAAAATAAAAAGAGAAAAACGAGAAAATCTACTTCATAGTGATTTTGAAACTGCTAGACAAAATATAAAAGACATGATTCATACTGGAATGGAAGCAATAGATGGCATAATGAAAGTTGCTATTGCTGGTGATTCCCCGCGAGCCTATGAGGTTGCATCTTTACTTCTAAAAACTATAAGTGATATAAACAAAGATCTTATAGACATTCACAAGAAAACGAATGATGCAGAAAAAGAAAAAATTACAAATATCAATACAACAAACAATTCAATTTATGTTGGTTCTACTACTGATTTACAGAATATATTAAATAAATCTAGAAGTCAGAATAAAGATTTAGATGATGAGAACACCCAAGATGATTAATCAAAAAGGCTATCTAAGAAATCAAAATATTAAACCCATTGGAGTGAAATTAGATTTCACCAAAGAGCAGGTTGAAGAATATTTAAAATGTGCAAATGATCCAATTTACTTTGCCAAAAAATATATCAAAGTAGTATCTCTGGATAAAGGTCTGGTTGCCTTCAATCTTTATGACTTTCAAGAGAGAATGGTTCATACTTTACAAAATAATCGTTTTGTCATTGGAAAAATGCCTCGTCAAAGTGGAAAAACAACAACGGTTGCTTGTTGCTATCTATTGCATAAAGTTTTATTTAATCAAAGTATGAATATTGCTATCTTGGCAAATAAGCTTCAAACATCTAGAGAAATTCTTGCTAGAGTAAAGGAAGCATATGAACATTTACCGTGGTGGCTACAGCAAGGTGTCATTGAATGGAATAAAGGTTCAATCGCATTAGAAAATGGATCTCGTATTCTTGCAGCAGCCACATCATCATCTGCCATTCGTGGTGGTTCATTTAATATAATTTTTTTGGACGAGTTCGCACATGTCCCTCCAGGCATTGCTGAAGAATTCTTTAATTCCGTATATCCCACCATTACTGCGGGTCAGACCACACAGGTCATAATAATTTCTACTCCAAATGGTCTAAATATGTTCTACCATTTTTGGAAGGGTGCAATAAATCACATAAATGAATATGCAGCAGTCGAGGTGCATTGGCATCAGGTTCCTGAATATCCAGGCGGACCACTCAGAAGTCCAGAGTGGAAAAAGAAGACCATTGAAAATACATCAGAAAGACAATTCCAGCAGGAATTTGAATGTGATTTCATTGGATCCAGTAATACACTGATATCATCAACTAAGCTAAATACGATGGTCTATAGTCCACCAAAGATTAAAAATAAAGATGGATTCTGGGTATATGATGATGCTATAAAACAGATAGACGATGAAACCAAGGATCATGTCTACTTCATGTGTGTGGATCCCTCTAGAGGTCAGGGTAAAGATTATAGTGCAGTAACCGTAATAGATGTTACTCAGATGCCATATAAGGTGGTTGCAAAATATCGTAATAATATAGTTTCACCTTTAGTATTACCTTCAATTGTTCGTTCTATTGGAAAAAGATATAATAATGCATATGTATTAGTAGAAGTAAATGATATTGGAGGCCAGATTGCCGATATTCTTCATGTCGATTTAGAATACGAAAATCTTATAAAAGTGAATCAATTGGGTCGAAAAGGTCAAATTATTAGTGAATTTGGTAGTAGCAAGGGACAACAATTTGGTGTAAGAACCACGACAGTTGTTAAAAAATTAGGTTGCTCTGTTCTTAAAAATCTAATAGAACAAGAAAAACTTATAATAGAAGACATAGAAATAATTGACGAATTGACCACATTCATTGCTGCAAAGACAAGCTATGAAGCAGATGGAGGACATAACGACGATTTGGTCATGTGTCTGGTATTATTTGCATGGGCAACAAGACAAGATTTCTTTAAAAATTTAACAAATTTGGATGTTCGTCTGGAAATGTTTTCAGATGAAATTGAAAAAATAGAATCTGATATTATGCCATTTGGGTTCTTTGATGATGGTGGAGCATCAATGACAACCAAAGAAGGAAAATTAGAACTAATAGACAATGATCTATGGTTGATTTCTGACAAAATTCCTAGAAAAATATATATTCCAGAACAACCATTACATTCTAAAGAGTGGTTTTTCTAAAAAACAACAAATAATATATAATAATTGAAGGCGATTCCAGAACAACCATTACATTCTAAAGAGTGGTTTTTCTAAAAAACAACAAATAATATATAATAATTGAAGGCGAATATTAAAACTTACAAAAGGAGAAAATAATGTCAAGACCAAATGTTACAATTAGAATAGTAGATGAATCCATAGTGGTTCCAACTTCCGAGACTTTATCACCAACGAATGGTGCTATGGTTTCTCGTCAAGGCCTACAGGCACTAGCAGTCAATGCTGGCGAAACTGCCGCAGGTCTTATGTTCGTAGAATCATTGAATGACTGGTACGGTAGACTAAGAAGCTATGCAAACACTGTATTGATTGCTGAAGGCGCCACAGGTGCCACTCTTCAAGGACTGATCGGTGTAACCGCTGCTGCATTTGTTTCACCAACTTCTGGTGGCGTACGAAAAGACTGGTATAAGGAATGGTGGTCCGTCCACAACTTCCTTCAATACGGTGGTGGCTGCCTGGTAGGATTTACTGCTTCAAATTATTTAACAGTATCTGAATCACTTCAGAATACATTCTTTCCATTCGATGTTATGTTCATGGGTGATACCGCCGCAGCCGACTTTAGCAATATACAGACAGTAGTCAATGCCAAATCACTCACCGATACTGCTGTCCTTGGTGTTTGTGGTGTATCTGCTTCTGCGCCGTTGTCTGCTGAAAAATATACTGGAACTGCCAATCAATTCTACATGAGTGTATTTGGTAATAAGGTACATATCAATGCTCTCGGTCAAAATGGTACTTTTGTTACTACAAATATTACTCCAGATGTTGCTGGATGTATTGTTCGTACCGACCGAGATTTCAAACCATGGTTCTCTCCAGCGGGAACAACCAGAGGTCGTATTCTAAATCTTGTTCGTATGGAATTAAATCCAACACCAGCGCAACAAGATTTCCTATATGATGCTGGAATCAATCCAGTCGTTTCCTTTCCAGGCGAAGGTACGGTTCTCTTCGGAGACAAGACAGGTGAATCGGTCACATCTACACTTTCAGGTGTAAATGTTTCTCGTCTATTCATGTATCTTCGTAAGCAAATTGCACCAATTGCTCGTACAATTCTATTCGAGCAAAATGATGAAGCTTCTCGTGCTCGTTTCCGTCTTGCAACTGATGGACTTTTGAGAGCGGTTCTTGGTGGTAGAGGTATTCTGGATTATAAGATTATTTGCGATTCTAGCAATAATCCACCAGAAATTATTCAAGCAAAAGTTTTCGTTGCTGACATTCTCGTCAAACCAACAACTTCTATCAACTTCGTAAGACTTACATTCACAAACAAGAATCTAACCGATACCTTGTATCCAGGTCAAAGAGCAGTATAATTTAAGACATAAATACTAATATAAGGAGAGAAAAAATATGGCAGACAATATAACCAACTTCAGATCAAAATTTTCTGGAGTCAGACCAAATAGATTCACAATTAGCGGTAATTTTCCAGGCGAAACTGGTCTTTCAGCACCTGATCTTTCTATTTATTGCAAGGCTACACAACTTCCAGGTTCATCTATAGGAGTCATTCCTGTACCATGGATGGGTCGTGTAGTTAAGTTCTCGGGCGAAAGAAGTTACGCCGACTGGACTCTTCAAATTTATGATTCTTCGATTGCTTCAAATGATCTTAGAGCTGGTTTTGAAGACTGGATGGAGCTCATGGATGGTCGTAATACTCATAAGATCAATTACAGTTTGACTGAACAATGGAGTATAACATACATGGATATGAATGGAACTGTATCTGGAGAAGGAAATCCAACTGGAAATAGAACCATTCTTCTTAATAATTGTTTTCCAGTGGATATTTCTCCAGTAGATTTAAGTTATGACGCTGTTGATACCTTCTCAGAATTTACAGTAACAATGGCTTATGATTTCTGGACTAATGTTTCTGGTGCGTGAAGTAAAAAAAGTAATTGAATAGGTTTTATTATGGCATTTGAAGTATTTGGATTTTCTTTCGGGAAACAATCAGACACACGAGGCGACACGGGAGGGTTTGAGAATAAATCTCAACCCTCCTTTGTTTCCCCTGACAGCTATGATGGTACATTCGTCATGGAATCGGGTGGATTGCTAAGTAGTTATTTTGATTTTGGCGGAACTTTAGTTGAAGAAAATAGTCTTGTTTCACAATATCGCTCTATGGCATTATATCCAGAAGTAGATAAAGCAATTCAAGATGTAATAAACGAAAGTATAGTTTTTGATGATAAAAATCAAACATGTGAATTGAATCTAGATGATGTAACTGATATTTCAGATAATATCAAAGCAAAAATATCAACAGAATTCAAGAATATCAAAAAACTATTAGATTTTGGTAATAGAGGAGATGATATTTTTAGACGCTGGTATATAGATTCTAAATTGTTTTATCATATCATAATAGACATGAATAGACCAGAAAAAGGTATTTTAGAATTAAGATCAATAGATCCAGCAAAAATTAAAAAAGTCAGAAAAGTAGAAAAAGAAATAAAAAATGTCAATGGGGTCAATACTCCCGTTGTTAAAAAGATAGAAGAATATTTTGTCTACATGGATATAGAAGAATCTGCAATTTTACCAACATCGACAAATGGTATTAAAATTGCACTAGATTCGATTACATATGTTCATAGCGGAATAGTAGATAGCTCGACAAAAAGAGTCGTTGGATATCTACAAAAGGCAATTCGACCATTAAATATGTTGCGTCAAATTGAAGATGCAGTTGTTATCTATCGAATGTCTCGCGCTCCTGAGAGAAGAATATTCTATATTGATGTAGGAAATTTGCCCAAACAAAAGGCAGAACAATATGTCAATAGTTTAATGAATAAATATCGTAATAAAATCACCTACGATAGCAAATCGGGTGAAATTAAAGATGAAAGAAATCATATGTCTATGTTGGAAGATTTCTGGATTCCTCGTCGCGAAGGTGGCAAAGGAACCGAAATTACCACACTAGATGGTGGTCAAAATCTAGGACAAATGGAAGATGTTGATTATCTGCTCAAAAAGGTATATAGAGCATTAAATGTACCCATTAGTCGTCTAGAATCTAGCACTGGGTTTAATCTCGGTCGTTCGAATGAAATAAGCAGAGATGAAGTACAATTTTTTAAATTTATTGAAAAATTAAGAAAACGATTTGCATATCTTTTCTTAGATCTATTGAAGAAACAATGTCTATTGAAGGGCATTATGACTGCGGATGATTGGAATCGAATATATCAAGATTTACGATTCGTATGGAATAAGGATTCATATTATACTGAACTCAAAGAAAATGAAATTCTTAGAGAAAAAGTTGACATGTTGAATATTATTGCTAATTTTACTGGGCAATTCTATTCTACGAAATGGGTACGAAAGAATATTCTCAAGCAGACTGATGAAGAAATGGCTCAAATTGATAGCGAAATGGAAGAAGAAAAGGCCGCATTGATGCAACAACAACAGCAACAAATGATGGCTGGAATAGGGCCAGACGGGGAACCTTTGAACCCACAACAACCACAGCAACCACAAAATACTAATAATTTAGGATTATAAATAGATTTATAGGAGAACTATATGCAAAAGTTAAAAGAAGCAATTAATAATATATTAGATGAAGAACTAGTGAAAGCTAAAGAAATAATTCATGCGAATCTGTATGCAAAAATGGGAGCTCTTTTAGAGCAAAGTCTTTTAGAATACGCACCAACCGTATTAGGAGATAACAACATGGAATATTCAGACGAAGAAGATCTCGGCGATGTTCATGAAGAAAAAAATTGTGAAGATGGAGACTGTGGTGATGAAGACACAGGTTATTCCAAGAAAAAGATGAAATCCGATAAAAAAGATGATAAGAAGAAAAAAGACGACGAAGAAGATGATAAGAAAAAAGACGACGAAGAAGATGAAGACGACGAAGATGAAAAAGAAATGAATGAAGCATTTGAAACATTCACATCATATCTCTCCGATCTTATCGAAGAAATTGAACAAGAAACTGGTGAAGAACTCACCGAAGAAGAAATTATCAAACTTGCGGATATGGTCATGACTGATGATTTTGATGAAGAAAACTAAAAAATAATAGGGAGAATTAATGTATTTAATCACAGAAACAATTGAAAATGTAAAAACAGTTGTTGAAGAAGCTACGGAATCAAAAAAGAAAAATTATTTCATAGAAGGAATAATGCTTCAAGCAGAAACCGTTAATCGCAATGGTAGATGTTATCCTATTACTATTCTCGAAAAAGAAATCAATCGTTACTGTGAAAATTATGTTATGAAGAAACGAGCTCTCGGTGAACTAAATCATCCTCAAGGGCCATCCTTAAATCTTGATAAAGTTTCACATCTAATATGTGAAATTAAAAGAAATGGAAATGATTTCTTTGGTAAAGCAAAAATCTTAGAAACACCAATGGGCAAAATTGTTCAAAATCTAATTGATGAAGGCGCCTTATTAGGTGTATCATCTAGAGGTATGGGCAGTCTAGAAAATATCAATGGTGTTAATTATGTAAAATCCGATTTTTGTTTATCTGCTATTGATATAGTTGCAGATCCTTCTGCACCAAATGCATTTGTAAATGGCATTATGGAAGGTAAAGAATGGATCTGGGATAATGGACTTCTCAAAGAGAAAGTAATTGACGGATATAAAAAACAATTAAATAAAACACCAAAGAAAAATCTAGAAAAGAAAGCAATTTCTTTGTTTGAAGATTTCTTTAGGAGAATATAATGAATAATATCTTTGAAGAATTTTTAGAGAAGAAAAATTTCGAACAGTGGTTAGTAGAGAAGAAAAAAGAAACTAAGAAAAACAAAGTAGATATTGATGACTTCGTTGACCAATATGGAGAAGAAGACGGAAAATCAATTTACTATAGAGCAATGAAGCGAAAATCTAAGGGTAAAAAAAAAATAAATGAGGCTCTCCTACCAGCACTCGTAGGAGGAGCAGTTGCTGTTGGTGTTGGTATAAATATGTTCAACAGATATAATAGAGTCAATGCAGATTTAAATGCCAGACTTGATGCTCATCAGACAAGAACTGGAAAACCAGCAGGAGAGGTTGCAAGAGAAAGATATAAACAAGCTTCTTACGATGCAATAGGACAGACGGATATACAAAGAGCGCATGATTTGCTTCAACCCGAAAAAAGAGTTCAATCAAGACTTGCAAATGGTAGAATAGGTCCAATGGTAACTACACAACCAAGAGGAACCCTACGACAGAATATAAAGAATAGAGTTTCTTCTGCATTGGCCAACCACCCAATTATTCATGATATGGCAATGAGTGTGGGTAAAAGGGCGGCAGACGCAATTCATAATAGATTCACAGCCCCTTATAGACCTTAATAGTGTATACAAAGCGTAAATTTTTAAATTACTAAATAAAATAGACTTAAAATTGGAGGACACAACAGTGAGCGAATATAACGAATATCAAGATGGTGAAGGAAAGAAAGCATTTCTAAATACCAACCAAACAATGGATAATTCAGCAAGAAATAAAGCAACCCTTGCTCCAAATGGTGGAGTTGGAGCAGAGCAGTATAACAATGCTATGGGTGAAGAAAATGAACTCGAAGATGAAACCACAACTTCAGAGGAACAACTAGAACAATTAGAAACAGATATTGATGATACCTTGAACGCTATGTTTGAGGGAACAAATGCTGATCCTAAATTTGTTGAAAAAATTAAGACCATTTTTGTTGCTGCTCTTAATGAAAAAGTATCAATCATAGAGAACTCTATTCTTGATGCTTCACAAGAACTTATTGTAGAAAAGGTTGAAGAAGCTACTGAACTTCTTACGGAACAAATAGATAATTATCTAACTTATGTTGCCGAAGAATGGCTAGTAGAAAATAAACTTCAAGTAGAACAAGGATTCCGAACAGAAATTGCAGAAAACTTCATGCAAGGTATGAAGGAACTCTTCGACAATAGTTTTGTCAATATTCCACAAGAAAAACATGATATTGTTGATGACTTGTTTGCTGCAAATTCTGAACTAGAAGAGCAAGTAAACAAGACACTCGCAGAGAATGTTCAACTCAAGAATGAATTGGTTGCTCATGAATGTGCAACTGCATTTGTTGAACTTTCTTCAGACCTTGCTGATACCGAAACTGAAAAACTTCAAAAATTAGCAGAAGGTATTGAGTTCAGCAATGTTGAACAATATGTTGAGAAATTAAATCTTCTCAAGGAATCATATTTTGGAAACACTACCGACGAAGATAAGACATCACATACATTTACAATGTTAAGAGAAGAATCTAATACAAATTCTTCCAGAAACTTTGCTGACTCGGAAATGTCAGCATATGTAAATGCTATCTCAAAATTAAACAAGAAATAATCAGAAAAGTTTAAAAACATATATAAAAATATAAGGAGAAAATAATGGATTTTAATTCAACGACACCATATGACACTTTAGTAGAAAAATGGGATTCGGTAATCAATCACCGTGATCTTCCGACAATTGAAGATAATCACAAGAGAAGAGTAACTGCTGTTCTCCTTGAGAATCAAAGAAAAGCTCTTCAAGAGCAATATCTCGCAGAAGCACCAACCAATTTCATGGGTGGTCCTTTCTCAACAGGTCAAGTTACCAATGGCGGAACCAACAATAATCTTGCTGGTTATGATCCAATTCTAATTTCACTTGTTCGTCGTGCAATGCCAAATGTCGTTGCATACGACATTGCTGGCGTTCAACCAATGACTGCTCCAACTGGACTCATCTTCGCGATGCGTTCTCGTTACGATACTCCAGATGGATTTGAAGCAAACTTTGATGAACCAATTCCATCCTTCTCGGGGCAAGGTGCAACAACTGGGGCTGGAAGCACTGCTACTGCTTTATTCACCAGTACAGGTACAACTGCTATTCGTGCCACAGTATGGAGTACTTCATTCCGTGGTATGCTTACAGGCCGAGGTGAAACTCTTGGACAAGCGGACACTGGGGTATTCAAGGATATGGCTTTCAGCATCGAAAGAATCGCTGTAGAGGCTCGTACTCGCGCTCTCAAGGCAGAATACACAACAGAACTCGCACAGGATCTCAAGGCCGTTCACGGACTTGATGCTGAAGCAGAACTCTCCAATATTCTTAGCACCGAAATTCTAAATGAAATAAATCGCGAAATTATTCGCTGCGTCTATACCGTTGCTAAGACTGGTGCTGTACAGACTGATCTCTACCATGGTGGCGCGGGCGGTGGTGGTGTATATGATCTTCTTCAAGACTCAGATGGTCGTTGGTCTGCCGAACGCTTCCGCGGTCTAATGTTCCAAATTGAACGCGAAGCCAATGTCATCGCCAAGGAAACTCGTCGTGGTAAGGGTAACTTCATCATCTGCTCTGCTGATACTGCTTCAGCACTTGCAATGGGTGGATTCCTTAACCTCTCACCAGCACTCAATGTTAATCTGAATGCAGATGACACTGGTAACATCTTCGCAGGTGTTCTAAATGGTAAATATAAGGTTTATATTGATCCATTTGTTCCAGTAGGAATGGACTTTGCATTAGTCGGATATAAGGGTACTTCTGCATATGATGCAGGTATTTTCTACTGCCCATATGTTCCGCTACAAATGGTCCGCGCCATCAACCAAGACACCTTCCAACCAAAGATTGGTTTCAAGACTCGTTACGGTATGGTTGCCAATCCTTATGCTAAGGGTCGCACAGCAATCAGCACCAATCAGGATGGCCTTGATGCAAATAGCAATGTATACTACAGACTGTTCCAAATCAAGAACCTTCATGGTATGACTCAATAAAGTTAGACTTCACACTAACTAAGACCGAGGGGAGAAATCCCCTCGGTTTTTTTATATAAATACTATTATGTCAAACTTTGTAAATTA